CTGCCCAGCAGGCTGGGGCAGAGAACCAACTCCTTGGCACCTATGGCCTGTCCCGCAATCTAGCGGGTATGGGGGCTAGAGCAGGGAGGTATGGTCAATCTTTGGCTAGACCTCTGAGCCAGAGCCAGTTCTCCAGGTTAACCCCTTTTAAGCAAAAGCAGTATAGAGACCTAATGGCCGGTAATGTTAACCTCGGTCCTAGAAGCCCATTCAAAAGCACCGCAGATGCTCTTACACAGAGTGTTATGGGTAATCTGAAAGGTAACATACTCCCCGGTTTAAGGCAGCAACAGATGCAGTATCAGCCCGGTGGAAGCTCAAGAGGTCAACTAGAACAGAACAAGGCTATATCTTCCGCCGTTGCATCGGGGCTTACTAAACCTATGGCTCAGATGTACAGTGACGCATACCAGCAGGCTCAAGGAATGAGGTTACCAGCCGCGCAGATGGGCCTTGGTGCCCAGCAGCACGGTATGGGGTATGGTTTACAGGGGCTAGGCGCTGCTCAAGGCGCGGGACAGTTAGGGCTAGGCGCAACAGCTCAATACCCGGGTATGATGAATGCCCCGTTCTCCCTGTATGACAGGATGGCCGGAGTCGGTAGGGATAGGCAGGCATTAAACCAAAGGCAGATCAACGCAGATATGCAGAGGTATAACTATGAGGCTAATGCTCCACGCAACGCACTCAACCAGTTTATGAATACTATCTCTGGTAACTACGGAGGGACTCAGACGAGTACCGGCGGCGGTGGTGGTGATATTATGAGCTTAATAGGAACACTGGGTTCAGCCGCCATCATGGCATCTGATGTGAGGGTTAAGGAAAACATAAAACCTTCTGGAACCATAAGGGGCCATAATGCTTACACCTTTAACTACTTGGGTGATAGTAATAGACGAAGAGGGGTAATAGCGCAGGAAGTCGAGAGGACCAACCCTTCCGCTGTTGCTGAGTTTGGGGGAATTAAACACGTTAACTACGGTCTACTATAATGGATTGGGAAGATTGGAAAAAGAAACTGAGGGCAGCCAAGTCTGGTATCCTTATTGACGAGGAAGAGTTCGAGGATTCTCAGGATGGTATCTTTGGTAACCCTATCTGGGAATATAGTAAGGATGAGGTCAATATACCCAATCTTGGTCCGGATAGGATCATGCGGATAAAAGCCTTACAGGATGCAAGAGAGGTCCATGATCCAATGAGTGATGAGTACGAACCCACCATGTTCTCAGAAGATGTTATGAAAGCGTCAGAGGATATGAACCCCTATTCACAGGGAGCAACCTTCGACACCTTTTCTAAATCACTCGATAAGAACTTCCTCGCTGCGGCTTTGAAGACGGCAACTAGCCGTCCCTCTATTAAACCACTACGGGGTTCTCCAGGTGCTGGGAGAAGGCCAGGTTCTTTCGGTGTTCCAACTCCAGAAGATATGTACGGTGTTCAAATACAGGATTTCTACAGTCCTGACATGGACCCGTTTAGGAAGAAAAAGAGGAGGAGCTACTGATGCCAGGATTCGTAGGAACACCACCGTTTATGAAGAAGAAGCGCACCTTCGCGGAGATTCTAGCTGCTTTGGAATCAGGCGGGGAGGAGTACGGGGGCTTCCCTTGGCCCGGTCAGTCAACCTTAATTGAAGAACCGGAAGAAGAGAGGGAGAAGAAAACAAGGACAGTCATCAAGGAGTCTGATGACCCGGATGTAGCAACAACCTATACGACTACAATAGAAGACGATGATAAGGCGTATGAGACCGCACTGAAGAATCACCAGCTTTCCCAGAAGGCGGAGATGAGGGATATTCAACAGGGCTTGCTCGATGACTTTTCCGGCAGAGATGCGGAGCATGACGAGAGGGGAATGCAGGACTGGTATGCCCAGATGGCACAGCAGGCCGCTAGAGAAGAGCAAGGAACTGCCGCGCCTTCTCAGGAAGAGGCAGAGAATGCGCTGGCGCAGTACGCTGATTTCCAGAGGCAGGAACTAATTCCAGAAGAGCAGGCCACAGGCTCCCTTCTCGCTGATGCAGAGGCCCCGCCTCAAGTGGACCCTTGGCGTTTCCCCACCGGCTCAGAACAATTAGAGATGGCATCTAATAAACCTTTGTACATTACAGATGAAGGTGACCCGGTATACATGGAAGATTTAATTTCCTTGGGAGTCGCCGGACGGCTGAAGTCTGTTAGCAATCTTGCCAAGTCAGGGAAAGAGGCATTCTTTAAGTGGGTAAGCAGGAACAGAGTTAATCGCCAGTCAAAGGGTAAGCGTCCTACGGACAAATGGAAGACATTAACGAAGGTTGGTATAGGCACTGGAGTTGCAGGAGCTGGGGCAGGTGTTGCTGATTGGTTATCAGATGAAGGTATGCTACCCCAGCACGTCGGGGGAGGAAGGTTTGCCTTCATTCCTCCTTCGTTGAATGAAACAGATGACTCAACCACTCCCGCAGATGTGGTGCTTAAAACCGTTGAAGAATCCGGAGCATCTCCCAAAGAAGTAGAAGAGGTTGAGAAAGACCTTAGTAAAGTAATTGGAGACGCGGAGCAAAAACTAAATGACGCAAACAGGGCATCAGAAGGTGCCAGTAATACGAAGAATGGTCAGGATGCATCAAATGATCCAACCCTAAATAGAATCTGGGGAAGCTTCGCGCAAAACCCAAACGAAAGAAAGAAAGAATTCCTCCGCCAGTTGAATAACATCTTTATGAAGGGGCTCATGCTCGACATGATAGCCACCTTTACTGGTGGAACTTCTCAATCTGACGCATACACAAAGTATGCTATAGGACAGCTTGAGATTATAGAAAAGTTTGATGAGGAAGAGAGGCTTTACAATATACACCGGGGTGTTTACTTTGACGAAGCCGGGAATTATGACCCGCCGAATAGTAAGAAGGAGGCGTATGAAAGAGCCCTGAAGTTCAAAGCTTCTCCAGAAGAGGCGTCTGCTATCTACGGACATCATCCGAAGAAGGCGAGTAAGGAGCAGTATTACAGGGTGGACCCCAAAGACCCAACCAAATTTGAAGTGGTTCGTAGAGCCGTGGACCCGGGCCCAGGATGGGTGAAGGGAAAACCATCAAGTTCAGGACCAGCTCGTATAGGCACGGAAGGTGGCGTGAGTACCGAACAGTTTAATATTTGGAATCGCATGAATGCAAAAGCGGCAGCAGCCGAAGGGGCTGATAAGGTAGAACTTCAGGCTGCGGCTGATGCTTACGGGATGATGGTTAGGGCCATTCGGAGACCCCCTGCTGGCCTATCTGTCAGTTCTTTAACTCCTCTATTGCGCATTATTTCTAGTGGAGATTGGGATGGCTCGAATGAAGAGCAGGATAGACTGAGAGCTATGATTCAGAATATGATTAAGCAAGCACTTGGGGAAGAAGAAGCTCTGCGCCTAGTCAGCGATGCAGAAAATCAAGGGACACCAGTAACGCAAAAAGTGAGGGTCACGTTCGCAAATAAGGAAGCAGCGGAAGCTGCTTTGAGGGCTGGAGAAGTGAAGGCCATATTCGCAAATGAGGAAGAAGCGGAAGCCGCTTTGAGGGCTGGTAAAATAAAGAAGGGTGATTTTATTGTTATAGGTCTAGATAAGGCTGAGGTTTAATGGGTTCCTTTACATATCTTTATGAGACCCCCAAGACCTCCAGCTTTACATACTTAGATGAGGAAAGGAAGAGGCTCTCTAGGAAGGAGGCTCTATGGCTTGCCGGAAGGCTGGGGTTCCTTGACACAGCAAGGGGTATACAACAGCTTGCGGGTGTAGATGAGGAAACCTTGGCGGAGGAGCAGAGACAGCTTAACGTAGCTATGGATGACCCTGAGTATGGCACGTCTGTAACAGCAACTTATTTCGCCGGGCTTATTGCTGACCCTGCTGGATGGCTGGTTCCCATATCAAGGCTCAAGCACCTTAACACAGCGAGAAAGATACTTACAAGGGGGGTTGCACCAGCCGCAGGAGCAGGGGCTATTGCCGGTGGTCTTGGTTATGTAGACCCGGAGATGGAGTCCCTTGTGGGTGAGGGAAAGATGGGCCGTGTAGAACAAGGAATGCTTGGCGCTGGTATGGGTGCTGCGGCCATGCCTGTAGCTAAAGGTGTCGGAGACTTCTGGAATAATAAGGCCGGTGATGCTGCCTGGAATGTGTTGAAGCATCCCTCCGGTGCTGGGGCTACCGTAGGTGGTTTAGCCGGGTGGAACATGGGGGAGAATGCCACCACTGAAGAAAAGATAAAGAACGCCTTGAAGTTTGCTGCATTAGGAGCAGGCGTTGGAGCAACACCTAAAGCTCTCGATAAGATGGGTGTTACAGATGATCTCACAGGAAAGCTCGGGGGTATGATCATCCCCGATTACCGTCTTGCTGATGAGTGGATTCATGGCAGGTCTGTATTCAAAGGGGAAAGAAAATTTATACAGGGTGAGTTTGAGTCTCTTATCAAAGAAATGTCTGAATTACCTTTGAAATCTCGACAGAAACTGTACCATATGCTGACTGATTCAGAGGCTCCCGTTGATAAGGAGCTTTCTGGCTTGGGAGAAAGGAGTAGGGAGCTTGTTAACAAGTACGGAAAGAGGCTGGTTGATCTTGGCTTGCTTGATGAGAAGACTTGGACGAAGAACAAATATACCTACCTCCACCGTACCTATAATGATCCTGAGAGATTAAATAAGATGCCCTCCGACGTTAACATTCGTCACATAGGTGATGAGTTAAAAATGAGGGGGTATGTAAAGGACGTTAGCTCTAGGTTATGGGACGCCGGTAGAAGGCCGGACGATAAGGGTAAATGGGGTGTTGTGGATTCTATAGGTGACGATAAGTACCGGGTTAGAAGAGACTGGAGCCCCGAAGAGAGGTTGGAGATGGGGGAGGTTACTGATGCCATGTTGGCTATAGACAGGACCGGAAAGATACTCGCCAACGATGTATCTTCAAACAAGTTCTTCAAGGATATGGCAGTTAATAAGAACATCAGCAGCGTTGGGGAGCCCGAAGGGGATTTTATGGTTCGAGTCCCCAAAGATAAAAAGTACGGTGCCCTCGGTGATGGTGAGCATTTCGTTACAAGGGAAACCATGAGAGACCTCGCTGGTATAAACCAGATGAATGCCTTATCCGCTTACAAGAGACATCCTTGGGTGCAGAAGTATAGGAAGCTGAACCAGTATTGGAAGGGTTCGAAGACTATAGCTAATCCAGCTGTCCATTTTAATAACTTCGTATCTAACATTGTGCATTATGATTTCGCCAATGGCAGGTCTACGGATTTCATAAGGGCTGTCAAGGATTTAGCCAAGAAGACAGACGAGTACCGGGAGGCGGAGTCTCAAGGGGTGTTCGGTGGATTCTTCTCATCAGAGCTTGGCTCTGGGGCTGATGATTATTTCAAGCTCTTATCCAGAGAGGGTGCCGGAGCTACTGATAACCTTGATATAGCCAAGTCAATCCCATCAATGCTTTCCAGAATTTACAGCAGGACAAAAGGTATAACATGGGACAAGATGGCTCAACTGTACAACGCAGAGGATCAAGTCTTCAGGATGGCCTTGTACAGATCAGAGAAGTCTAGGCTTATAGCTAATGGGGATACAGTGGAGAACGAACAGATGGGTGCGGCAAGGAAAGCTAGAGAATGGTTTGTTGATTACGAAAGAACCTCCCCGGTCCTTGAGGTTATGAGAGAAGGTCCCTTTCCATTCATGTCTTATATGTACGGTGTAATCCCAAAGATTGGTGAGACAGCGGCGAAGAAGCCTATAAAGTTCGCAAAGTGGGGACTCTTCTTGCATACCCTGAATTCTGCTGGCGAGAAACTATCCGATGAAAGCGAGAGTGAGATAGAAAAGCAGAGAAGACTGATGCGCGGGGAGAAATCAAAAGGCTGGTGGGGCTTACCATTTATGCCAGAGGGGATGATAAAGCTGCCGAAGTCCATGTCTCCTGAGACAAGAGACTCTTGGTATCTTAATACCTCTCGTATGTATCCCGGTGGGGATATATTTCAAGGCGCGGAAGGCGGTGTCGGGCAGATTCCCGGTCTCCCACAGTGGCTTCAGCCCTCATTCGGTGCAGCCGGTGGTATACTCTGGCCGTCGTTTGGGATAAAGCAGTTCACTGGTCAACCCATCCCTTCAAACTGGGGGGCTAGGGTAGAGGAAATTGGAAGGCAGTTCACACCAAACCTGCCTATCCCTGGATTCCCGTCTTACTCTGGAAGTAAGATAGACCGCGCAAGGAGTGGAAAGTACAGTAGCACCAAGGACGTATATACACCATCCGCTGCTTACCTGAGTGGCTTCGGAGTAAAGGTTACTCCTGTGTCCACAAGGAAACAGAAGCGACGTATAGGGTATTACTACATCAGGAAGTTGAAAGAACTTGACGCTGAGAAGAGGAATATCCTCTCAGAGTATAAGGCTGGGGGAATAGACGGACAGGAAAAACGTGAAGCACTCCAAGATATTAAGATGCGAAGGCGAGAGCTTCAGAGAGAAAAACGCAGAGCAATGAGGTAATATGAAAACACTACTTACACTGATAACACTACTACTTTCCACTCCAGCACTGTCGGGCCCGCCACCCGGCTCCTACCCAAGGCAGGTGCCGTTCATACTTTACTGCCACAAAGATGAGGCCACTATGTTGTACGCTGTACAGAGTTCCTTCCATGAATACATCTCGCTAACCTCTGAGATTGGAAAGGAAGGCGATATGACACTCTTTCTTCTGGAAGACCCAGACGATAAGAGTATGTCTGTTGTGGTTACCAGTGATGGGGAAACTTGCCTGATATTCAGTGGCGATAACACTAAGCACTTTGATGAACCGGATCACATACCAAGCGAACAGGATGAGAACATATGAATGTAGACTCAAGAATTATAACTTTAGCACTGTTCTTAATCGTTCAGTCTACTGGCGCTATCTGGTGGGCTAGTAGCATCTCCTCAGAGATGGATAGGGTAGGCAGATTGGTAGATGCAAAGATTCCCGCATTAGAAGAAGAGGCGAAGATTTGTGGAACAGAGATTCACAACCTAAAGAAACTGATGGAAGACATGGGTGATGTTAAATCCACGGTTAAGGGAATGGATGTAGTCCTATATAGAATCGAGGAGATGGACAGAAACATTAAGCATCTTCAGAAGATGATGGACAAATTGTTTCAGGCCAAGGGGCCGCAGGCGGGGGTTTAGCTATTGACTTATCTGAATACTGGCAGTTGGGGCTTGCAGTCGTTATGTTAATAATAGTATTGGCAAAAATGCACGCAAGCATAGAGGTTCTGGAGGAGAAGGTTAGGGTTTTGTTTGATCTATTTAACAGGAGAGGCGGTGATAAATGAATCACTTATATGATGTAGACATGAGTTGGTATAGGCATGGTAGGAAAGCGTGGAGGCTTTCATGGAAATTATTTCTTTTATCGTTGACTGCTTTGGTTCATGGAATATTACCTTTTATATTTATTACGAGAACTTCTGAAGGGGTGAAGAAATTATCTGATGAGTTGGACTAAAGAAGTAATCCATAATTTTACGTGTATTTTTTGTTCCAGACATTGGTCAATAGCATTAAGTAATGGCGCAGATTTTGTGGTATTAAACAAGGAATTATATTGCCCATGGTGTGGCAAAAGTCATATGTATGTGAGAGATGATGATTTCAAATGACTATAACAGAAGCAGCTCAAGCGAAAGTGGATCAAACCTTAAAAGGCGAGGGCTTTTTAGGTATACATTTAGAAGGAGGTGGTTGCTCTGGTTATCAGATAAAATTAAAACCCAGTCCAGACCTCCCACCAGATTCGAGGATGGTTTCAGAAACAATCTTCTCAGACCCCATCTCTTTGGAGTTGCTGTCAGACGCAACGATGGATTGGATAGATGATCCCTTTAGGCCCACTTTTCACTTTACACCGCCAACAGGGGCATCATCTTGTGGGTGCGGAAGTAGCTTCACAATAGGAGATTAGCATGGAATGGTTGAAGAAAAAGAAGATGTTTGCAATAGCGGTAGGAGTAATAGCAGTTCTAGCTTTGGTTGGGTATTTAACTGGTTGGTGGTCCTCGCCGCCTGCGGCCTCTTAATAGGATGCACGACAATAAAGAAAGCAGGAGTTACAGCGATAGCAGCGGGGGGAGGTGCAACTGCGGCAACTGTATTGAGTTCGGGTGTAGCTGCACCGATAGTGGGAGGCATGACGGGTGCCTTTGTGGGCTCTGTGGGGACGAACCTGATGTCACCTTCCTCGAAGGCAAATGGCATGACTGACTGCGCGAATGATAATTTCTGGACCCTGTTAGGGTCTTTAGTGGAGATGGGTGGATGGTTCTTACTGCTGTTGATATTCGTACCGATGGTTCTAGGGTGGGTGCTGCCCGGTCCTCTGGAGAGAAAAAAGAAAAAGGACTGAAGCTAGTCGAGGTGAGTTGGGTAGACGCTTACACTGACGCAAGCTGGGCTGAGTATAACCCCGAGACCGTAGCGACTAAAACATTCGGGCTCCTGGTTGGGAAGACCAGAGGGTGGACTACGCTTGCCATGACAAAAGAGAAGGATTACTGGGGGAACCTGTGGTATATACCAACAAGGAACGTGCTATCTATTCGGGTGATTGAGACTCTTTAGCCTTCATACGTTCCCTCGCGTACTCACGTAAAGAAACCTTCTCCATCGAGTCGAAGACCTCCATCCAAGTTCTACCGGATGGAGCCCTTCTTCTCTGATTGGCCCAACAGTATCTAGCGAAGTAGTATCGCTTCTCCTCTTCCCACTTATTGTCCAAAATTTTCCATAGGATTTAGCTTTGACTGAGGGACACCCCAGCAGAATGGCCTATCCTTACCGAAGTTAGTCCAGTTATCCTCTGTCATGCCATCACCCCCTTTTAGCCAACCGACTATATCATACACCGGCTTATGCCTAGATACCCACAGGTCACGCACCAGAATATAGCGACTCTCCTTCGAGTCCTTTGGTCTCAGGATTAGGAACGGAATCTTTGATGACCGGACCTCTATATCCTCACCCAAATCCACATTACCTATACTAGCTGACCCATAAGAACGGTCCCAAGGTATACCAAGGACCTTTCCTACAGCCGCCTCTGCACCAACACCCCGTATGTCTTCTTCAAAGCCCAAGTCCTTGGGTTTGAATCCCGCCGAATGCTTGGTCCCAAGCTTCCAGTTCGTTAGTGCCCTACCAATTCCTGCCTCTGCTATCTCTTCTGTTTCTTCCCAGCTTAACACTACCTTCACGTTTCTTTACCTCGTTTAGAATAGCCTCGTCCCTCTCCTCTTTTGAGGAGTACGGACCCATGCAACACAGATATGTTTTTTCCGGGGAAGATAACAAAAACCACATCCCCTCTGTGGTTTTATATCTTTCCACTCTGTGCCAATTATCCCCTTCCACATGACCGTGATTAAAGGCTGAACCACTACCCCACCTAATCAAGTGTCCGGACCCTTCAGGTCTGGCGGGAACCCCAGCACATCACCATTCTTCTGGAGGAACCCCCGCACCGCAGACCATAACCTTTCCTCATGTACACTGTCTGACCTGAGTTTCTTCTCAGAAATCCAGTCGTCAAGAGCCTCGATGTCTACAAGATCATTGTCAATGATCTCCCTTAACAGAGTTATACCTGAGTCAAAGTGAAACAACATAACCATAGACAGTGGTGTATCACTCACCTACCTATCTCCTTCAGTCTTCTATATAGAATTAGAGCAGCGAGGAAAGCTTGATAGTCTTTATCAATATCAGTTGACCTACAAGCCTCAAACCTTCCAGATGCCTTATCACACCGTAGAATGTAGGTTGCATCTACTGGTTTACCGTGCATATCCTCTACAGCTTTAGCATATGCGGCCACCTGTAAATGGTATTCAGGGTATATAGCCTTGGATGTCTTCCAATCTATTACACAATACTCCCCGTTGATATGAGCCCTGGCGTCTAGCGTTCCAGCGTAACCATCCTTACGGTTATATACCTTCTCTTCACTGGATAACCACTCCACATTATTAGCCGCAATCCACTTACGAAAAGCAGAGATGGAGTTCTGAGCCTCTTCCTGCTTCGGCATCTTCGGCATCTCTCCGCCATTAAGCTTCCACTTTATAGCTCCCTCTACCCAGTCATGGGTGATGGTCCCTATATTCAGAGCATCTTTAGAGCTGCTTCTGTATGCAGATTTAACACCCTTGATTATATTGTCAAGCCCCATGCTAGACTTGTAAATCTTGGTGTTCTTTGACGATGACTCTTCGTCTTGGAATACATTCTTCTCCAGCCAGTTCACTCCAACCTTGAGTGCCCAAGGCACAAGCGCAGGTTTGGAGATAATATCGAGAACCTTCGTAGCACTCGGTACTATCCCCTCCCCCACCTTGTACGAATGTAATCGCTTATCGAAGAGAAGTTCAACAATCTCCCCATCTGGATAAGTGATATTCATTAGAATGGCACATCTTCTAGGGGAGCTTCAGCTGGCTTCGATGAGGAGCCGTTGTAAGGCTTCTCTATCTTACCACTGAGAAACATATTCCCAGATTTGGAACGACGTTCCCACAAAGCAACTCGAAACTCCCCACCGGAAAATACACCCTTGCCGGTATAGTCAGGACGTTTCTCGTTCCCTTCCTTATCGTTTACCCACAGGGTGATGTCACCCTCTTCTATCGTATACTCTTGAGACATAGTAACCTCGTTAGTTGCTAAAAGTTGAGATGAGTTTTCCTCATCTATCAGTTCTTCCGGCGTATAAAACCCGGGTAGGTCTGATTCATTCACAGGACTCTCGCCTCTGTTCTTTTGGTTGCCTGTATAGTTCTCCAGACTTCCACTTGCATTTCAGAAAGTTTCAACAGCCACCTCAATGCCTCTTCTTCTTGCACGGCATCTACGTGAGCATCAATAATTTCCTTGTAGTCAGGGTGCGCTATGCACCAGTTCTCTTTCTCGGCTATAGTCTTGCACATATGAGCTTGAGCAAATAGCGTAGCCTTTTTGGTCTTGATATAAGCTTCCAGCTGCATCCTCCGAGCCTTAGCTTTAGCGTATAACGGACCAGTTTCTTCAATTTCTTCAAGGGCCTCTCCCATTGTTTCTGTATCTACTTCACCTCTGTATTTAATCATCTAAATCCTCCCCGATTTTGGGAAGCGTACATACCATGATACCATCTCTGAATGCTATGTCAAGCGTTGATAGTATCATAAATGGTTGATACTCTATAAGCCACCTATCTCCACCGTGGAGTTTAGTATGGCAAGAGTGGCATAAAGGAGTCGTCAACCAGTCCGACGCCTTATACCCCATCCCACCTGATAACCCAGCGTAGATGTGCTTCAGATGGTGGGGTGAGATAGTATTATCTTGTATGGAACACGCCGCACACTTACCCGAGTGCGTAGCTACCCACCTAGTGTACGGCTTATGTTCCCACCTCTTATGTTTCGGTATACTCATATACCGCAAACACCAGATAAGCACTGCTCGTCACTGTTATCCTCATAAACAACCCCGCGCTTTGCGTGAGCCTCCTCATAAGGCACTGCCGTGATTGGCTGACCACCCCTGGACTCACTCGGGTAAAGGGTTAGACCGCGCAGCCCTTGACAGTATTTCTTTACTATCCTAGCGAATTCTGGAACCTTATCTTCGTTATTCAACTCGGTTCCCCATTTGGGAAGGTTTATTGTCGAGCTGATAGCGTGATCCACGTACTTCTGTAGATCATGCTGAAAGCGTATCCTTCTCTCCGGATCAGCAGCCAAGTCTATAGCTGACTCAATCTGCCCGGGCTTTACGCCGTCATTGATGAGAGCTTCTGCCGTACCATCAACAACAAACTGATGCTTCCATTTGGTTCCATCTGCAAGGTAGCGTCTGCGGTATGCCACCGAGTGGACTGGTTCCACACCAGAGGTGGTGCCAGCGAGGATGCTGATGGTACCTGTCGGGGCTATAGCTCTGTATCCTTTTGGACGACTGAGATACAACCTATCGCAGTGTTCATTAGCTGACCTCTCTGATTCGCTTTCATAGCAGCGCATCCACTTCCTTAATTCATCATTAAATTCATACACATAGCCGCGCTTCAGGAGCCATTCATGCAGCCCCATGATACCTAAACCGATACGACTGTTCTGTTGCCGAACCATCTCCACCTTCTTGTATGGCAACTGTGCCCTGATTAACCCGCAGACCAAGAACTTGGTTGACAGGTTCACCACATCCTTGAACTCCTCAATGGACTCTATGTTAGCCATGTTGACTGAGCCTAAATTGCAGCAATCACTGTCATCAGATGATGTTATTTCACAGCAGGCATTACGCAATGTTTCGGTGGCTTTATTCCCAAAGTTAAATGAGAACCCTGGTTCTCCAGTCATCAATGCCTGTCGGCAGTTGTCATAGAATACATCGTTGTCTCCGTTATAAAACAGAGAGTCATCATAATTCAGACTGATATTCATCATGTCCAATGGACATGGGAAGTTAAAGTTTAGCTTCTTTGCTTCAGCCAAAGAAGCATTAGAGCCCGGCAGTGGCATATCATGCCAGTTCTTGTAGCGTAGGAACTCCCTTACGTCCTCATGTTGCCATGAGAGGGAGCCATACAGGGCAGACCTCCGACTTCCACCCTGCATGACATTCCTGCCGACTTCATTCAAAGTGGACAGGAGAGGAAGGGGCCCGGAGGCAACCCCTCCTGTACGTCGCAACTGCCTTCCAGACGGCCTACACACCGAAACATCGACTCCTATCCCACCGCCGGTCATAAGGCAAGACATTGCCCTCTGCGTGAGAGCAGCCCACTCTTCTCTAGTATCCTCTTCAAGCCTCAGAAGATAGCAGTTGTTGAAGAACCGGGCATCTCTACCCCCGTACCACAGGTATCTACCACCGGGCATGAACTTAAACTCGGTGATGTATTTAGCCAGTTGATCCCTGTCTGCCTTACCCATCAGGTTATTCTTTGCCCCATCCATATTGCCGCATACCCAATTAACTACGGTATTGGCCCTATCCTCCCAAGTTTCATAGGGATTCGAGGCATACTTCTGTTTGAAGATGTTCTCTCCTAGTTCCGTTCTAAACATATCTCCTCCTATGCTGCCGCCTTCAAGGCTTCCTTAAACTGAACAATCTCAAGACCTTCCCTCTCAGCCATAAGCTTGTCATACCCCTCTGGAGTAGCCCAAGGAGCCGGTTCTTTCTTACTGTTGAATGCGTTAGGGTGGTATAAATAGCGTCCGACTCCGAACTTAACCGCAGCCCTCTTAAAGGCATCACTCAATCCACCCTTCGCGCCTTCTATGTTTGAGTCGTCAGCTCCATCACACTTGCTGATCCACATATTTTTGGTGAGTATAGAGATTTTACACACCATACGGCCACCGATGTATGCGTACTCATCCATCCATCCATCCGTACCACAAACTTGGTCCAGTCGGTCCATGACATCTCTAGCGGTAATGTATACCAACTCACCACTACCATGCCCCTTGCGCCATCTGAGTTTCGATAATTCGAACGGACGCTTTAAGCCTACTTCTACTTTATTCATCTTTTCCCTCTTCAATGGTTATAGGAACGTACTTTATGGAACCATCCTCTCCATGTTTAACACGGTACTTCTTGGTGACCATCTCTGTCTTGGTGATTATTGCACCATCTTCTGGAATCATCGACTGCTGATAAGCGTCATTCCAAGAGACATCGAAGGGATCACGTATACTTCTCATCATATTAAACAACGGGCTGATCATCATATTTCTCACAATTATACTCCTTTCGTATTAATGTAACAAGATCATCGAGTGAAATAATAGCCCAAATCTGGGAATTATTATACTCTCCAACCACTATAGTGGGGATACCATTCCCCTCGTTCGCCTGCCTCCAAGCATCCTTGAAGAGCCATGCCGGTAGTTCTTTGCGGTACTTGCATTCCATATCCAGCACAGGGTGGTCAATATCGAGACCTTTCCTGCCTGTTATAGGTATTCTCT